TATTATCAACGTAGAAAAATCCCGTTATGTTAAAGAAAAATCTAAAATACCCGTTAATGTATCTTTTAATGGTGGCATTAATAAGTGGTCTGGTCTACTTGACATTGCTCTTGAATCCGGACATGTGGTTAAACCAACCAATGGTTGGTATGCCAAAGTAAACCAAGATACTGGTGAAGTTGGTGATAAGAAACGATACAATGATACTCAAACAGCTGAATTCTGGAATGATATTCTTTCTACAGATTCATTTAAAACTTTTGTGAGAAAGAAATATGAAATCACTTATGGCAGCATTATGGGAAAAGATCCAGTTTTGGAAACCGAAGATGAAGAAGTTTGAAGAAGATAAAGATTTTAAATTTGTTGACTTTAAAAACTCTGATATCACTGGCATAGGCATTCTTGCTGGTGATTTCAAAGGCGTCCTTTACCATTATACTGGTGCAAGGGTCAAACATGATACAGGTTTGCCAGTATTGGAATTCGGTTATACTATCGTTGATGCAGGCAAACACGACATAGACCTCTTGCAAAAAGATGAGGAATTTCATACAATGATAGGTGACATACTCACCGAGTTAATTATTAACAACCGATATAATGAAACGATTAGAACAAACAATCCTGAAGAACCTGATTTACAATGAGGACTTCACACGTAAAGTATTGCCTTTCATGCGAGCCGATTACTTTGGTGACAATACTGAAAAGGTTGTCTTCAAAGAAATCTTTGAGTTTGTAAACAAATACAAGAATCTTCCCACGCACGAATCTTTGGTGATTAATTTCACCGAAAGTAAATCTCTGACAGAGGTTGAAGTCCGTGACTCTATTGAGTTGCTCAATGAAATGCACATGTCAAGGGAAGAAAAGGTCGAAAGTAAATGGCTTGTTGAGCAGACTGAAAAGTTTTGCCAAGACAAAGCCATTTACAATGCCATTATGGAATCAGTATCAATACTTGATGACAAGAATGGTATCAAACCAAAAGGTGAGATTCCAAAACTGTTGAGTGATGCACTTGGTGTTTCATTTGACCAACACATCGGCCATGATTATATGTCCGACTATGAATCTCGTTTTGACTTCTATCACAAGGTTGAATCCCGTGTCAAATTCGACCTTGATATCTTCAATAAGATTACAAAGGGCGGCCTGCCAACTAAGACATTGAACATTGCACTTGCTGGTACTGGTGTTGGTAAGTCCTTGTTTATGTGTCATGTGGCAGGTTCTTGTTTGTCACAAGGTCAGAATGTATTGTACATTACAATGGAAATGGCAGAAGAACGTATTGCTGAACGTATTGATGCTAATTTGCTAAATATTGATTTGAATGAATTGCAAACAATGACTAAGGCAGATTATGAACGCAAGTTTAAAGTTTTACAAAACAAGGCACATGGTAAATTGATTATCAAAGAATATCCAACTGCTAGTGCTTCATCTCTACACTTCAGAGCCTTGTTGAGTGAGTTACATTTGAAGAAGAACTTTGTGCCAGATATTATCTTCATTGATTACCTAAACATCTGTGCATCTTCTCGTATCAAGGCTGGTGGTTCTGTAAATTCTTACACATACATCAAGTCTATTGCTGAAGAACTCCGTGGCTTGGCTGTTGAACACAATGTGCCAATTGTATCTGCAACACAAACAACTCGTAGTGGTTTCAGCAACTCTGATGTTGGTCTAGAAGATACTTCTGAATCTTTTGGTCTGCCTGCAACTGCTGACTTTATGTTTGCTTTGATTACAACTGAAGAACTGCAACAACTAAACCAAATTATGGTGAAACAGTTGAAGAATCGGTACTCTGACCCTAACAATAACAAACGATTTGTTGTTGGTGTTGACCGTTCTAAGATGCGATTGTATGATGCAGAAGATTCAGCACAGGCAGATATTACCGATTCTGGTCAAGTGAAGAATGATGCACCACTTAATACATTTGGTAACCGTGAGAAGAAATTCAATAAGAACTTTGGTGGTCTTAAAGTATGACGCTAACTAAAGAACAAGCCGTACATTGCGCTGATGTATTCTCAAACTACTTTGATAAGTTTGGTCGTATTGATGAATACATGCGTGAACAAAAACTAAACTCAATGGCAGAAAGACCATTTACTTTGCCTGGCATGGGACCAGAAGAAGATTTGTTCTCTGATTTTACTATGTCACCTGCTGATATGGAATTTGAAATCATTGAGTTGCCACAAGATAGATGGGACATTTATCTTAATATGATTTCTAGTCATTCAAACATGACCAGTATTCCTGGCCGTTGTTTGCGTTTGGCTGTATTTGAAAAGAAGTCACAGAAGTGGGTTGGTTTCATTCGTCTTGGTTCTCCTGTTATCAATTGTAAACCTCGTAATGAAATGCTTGGTCAAGTATTCACACAACATGAAGGTGGTGCTCAATTGTTCAATCAATGTGCCGCAATGGGTTTTGTGATTGTACCTGCACAACCATTTGGTTTCAATTATCTTGGTGGTAAATTACTTGCAGCCATCTGTACCTCACATGAAGTACGTAGAATGTTGGATGAAAAGTATAAGATGACCACCTGCCTATTTGAGACAACCAGTTTGTATGGTTCTTCAAAGGCAGTATCACAATATGATGGTATGAAACCTCTGATTCGTTTCAAAGGTTTAACTGATAGTGATTTCTTGCCAATGTTGCATGGTAAAACATATACTGACCTCAAAGATTACATAGAGAATATCATTGGTGAACCATTGGCACCAGAAGGTGCTTCATCACGCAAGTTGAAGATTTCTAATGCAATGGTGTCTATGATTAAGATTGGCCTCAAAGGCACACCAGAGGCTGTTAAGTTTGCACAGACTATTGACAATGCCAAAAACCTAAACGAACAGAAACGATACTTCATCTCTGATTATGGGTTTAAAAACATGGTTGATTTTGTAAATGGAAAGACTGACAAGTTAATTCCAGGTGAAAACTATGAGAAACATAATCTGGCCAACATTACAGAGTGGTGGCGTAAGAAGGCTATCAATCGATTTGATACGTTAAAGACTGATAATCGTATCAGAACCGAACAAGAAGTTTGGACTGGTGATAAAGTGCTTGACATAATTAGATAATTCAGGTAGGATAAATACTTCAATAACAATCGGAGTGTTTACATGGCCAAATCTTATTCAGCAGCTGAATTAACAAGAATGCAAGAACTAGGTTCTGCGTGGATTTTTCGCAGAGTATTAAATGACAATCAAAGATACAATAGTCCAGAAGATATTGTAAAAGATAAAAAATATAAAGAACTAGTAGCAATATATCCAGCAATAAATGCTGAATGGCTAAAAGCTTTTTACGCTCAACAGAAAACCATGTTTAAAGAATTTGCACCATCCAAATTTACAGAATTCAATAGAGATGGTGGATTCATGGACTTTATTACGGATCTTGTTCGTACAAAATTCAAAATTTCTAAAAAAGATTCATGGGATCCTGCTGATATTTGGTGTGTCCAAAATGAACAGAAAGTTATCTCAGATATTAAAAAAGTAGTTGAAGATGGTAAAGCTTCTAGTTTGTTAGAGTTAAATGCTCTTATGAGGACTTTATACAAAGAACGAAGACTTGTTGGAATTTCTTTAAAATTAATTTCTGGTAAAGAAGCTAAATATGAAGAAGTTAATATTAATGAAGCTGATTTTCCCGATAAGAAAAATTATAATTTTAACATTTCATCTATGAAGTGTCCGTTAAGTTTAAAAAACGGAACGCAATTTGCAACACAAGATACAAGAATTGTTGTAGATGGCGGGGGTGTAAAATACGATTTTCAAATTAAAGCAAATAGTACATCAGGATATAATAATTTGAAGTTTGAACCAACCTCTTCTGCTGGAACCAAAGCACGATTAGGTAAAACACCACTTGATTTGTTAGCTAAATTATTAAAAGATTATAAAGTTGCTTTTAAAAATAGTCACAAAGAATATCCAATGACTGGTGCAGATTTCAATGATAAAACTTCCTTACAGTATGCTAGAACTGTATTCGAAACAATTAATGCAGCTGGTGTTGATACAGGTGTAAAAAATACAGAAGAATTTATTTCTAATATGCAGAAAGTTTTTACTCTTGAGCCACATACAGCAAATTCTAAATTAATGCAATTAAATTTTTTATATGGTATTTGTTCTATGAAAAAAGAAGAAAGAGACAGTCTTTTAACCGATATGTGTTTCTTCTGGTGCTCGTGAAGCAATTAATTTCTTGCAATCTCTCCGAGATATGTTGGCAGGCCACTCACAATCACGGGTGAATGTTACAACAAAATGGGATGGTGCACCTGCTGTATTTTGCGGTATCAACCCTGAGAATGGTAAATTCTTTGTTGGTACTAAAGGCATATTCAATGCAAATCCAAAATTGAATTATACTGATGCAGACATTGATGCAAACCATACTTCAGAAGGTTTAAACTCTAAACTCAAAGTTGCATTGCGTTATCTGCCTAAGTTAGGCATTAAAGGTATTCTGCAAGGCGACATGATGTTTGCAAAAGGTGATATTAACAAACAAGTTATTGATGGTCAATCATACATCACCTTTCAACCAAATACAATTGTTTATGCCGTTCCTTCTGATGCTAAGTTGGCTCGTATGATGCTTGATGCTCAAATGGGTATTGTGTTTCATACATCATACACAGGCAAGACGATGGCTGATATGAAGGCCTCATTCAATATTGATATTGGCCATTTGACTACAACTAAAGATGTTTGGTTCCGTGATGCATCATTCACCGATGCTTCTGGTACTGCCACATTTACCGCAGAAGAAACTGCTGCTATTACTGGTATACTCTCACAAGCGGGCAGAACATTTCAAACAATCAACCCATTGAATTTGAATCGTATTTCTAATAGTGAAATTATTATGACTTACATTAAGACTTTTAATAACACAAAAGTCCGTGCAGGTCAAGCTATCAGAGACACAAGAGCTCACACATTTGAACTAACACGATGGGTTGAAGCAAAGCTAAATAAAGATATCATTGATGCAAAGAAAGATGAAACTAAAAAGAAACGTGTCAAAGAGAAAACAGAGATTATGCGTTTCTTCAATAGTGCAGCCAGAGATTTAAAGGCTATATTTGATTTGATGAACCTGTTGGTTAATGCAAAGAATATGATTGTTAAAAAGTTACAACAAATGAAACAAGTTACTGGTACATTCTTACGTACAGACGATGGTTTCAAAATTACTAACCCCGAAGGTTTCGTGGCGGTTGATAGACTAAAAGGCAATGCAGTTAAACTGATTGACCGATTAGAATTTGCACACGCTAACTTCAATGCAACCAAAAATTGGAGCAATTAATGGCTGAACAAAAGTTTAATATCAATGAGATTATGGCCGAGTATGGTGATAATGATTTTGGTTTTACTGCAATAGATGAAGAAGAATACAATGC